TCGTCCAATGACTTGGGAATACCCATTCTAAAGGTATCAAAGTCATTGTCTGCTGCTGCTTTTCTCATTTTGGATGCAGACATTCCTTCTACACCAGCAGAATCTGCATCTCTTTCTCCAGCAGATATTATATTGATGCTATCAAAAGTATAAAGATCTCCATTATACTTATTAGCTAAGTTCTTAAATTCACCAAGACGATCAGCACCCACAACTATCGTTACATCATTGAATCCATCTTCATCTGCAGTCACAAGAACATCAAAGATTGTCTTCATCTTATCATCATCAATAATGTTCTCCTCATATTTTGGGAACATCATCTTCATATACTTAATCTTTGTGCTCGGATCCAATGGATTTTTCTTTGGATCTTGAGATCTGGATGGGTAAATTCTAAGTTCACTTCCACCAGAAACATTTGATGCAGAGTTTAAAAGTTTCTGATGTCCTACAGTAGGAGGATTGAATCTACCAAATACCAACGTAACCGAACCACCTTCTTTTGCTGGTTTTTCTTCTTCGGGTTTTGAAGGTGCTTCCGGTGGTGTTGGTGTTGTTGCTGCTTGTGTTGCTGCAACCTGTTGATTTGCTTTTGTTTTTTGTTGAGGGGTATCTCTTTGTCCTACTTTCTGCCCTTGATTATAAAATTTGAGTTCTCCTTTTTCGGTTTTAGCAACAAACTCCCCTTGAGGGTTATACCATCCACCATGGCCATCACCTTTTAATCCCATGCGTTTTGCTTGGGAAGCCGCTTGAGATTCTTTTGCTTCAGATAAAAATCGGAAAAAACTCTTCATAGTATGTGTTGAGATACTTATATTTATTACCAGGGATCCCCAGACATTTTTAAACTACTTGCTAGTTTTTCAGACTCATATTTAAATCTCATCTTTAATATTTTTTTAGATCCTGCTTTAACACCCACAGAATCATTACCCACTTCTTCAAAAGTTATACGTTCTGTCATAATCGCTTTAAGTTTTGGATTATTCAATGGATCCTCAACAGATGCAGAATAAGGTGCTTTTGTTCCTCTACCAGTAACCTTTACATATGGTGGATACAATTCTTCACTCGCATCAATCCAACTTTTAATAATATAATCTCTTCTTTGATCAGGTTTAAGAGTATTGAGTTTTTTTAAAAGAACATCTCTGCAATCATTCAATACTTTAGATCCTAATCTATCAGTTTGCATTTGTAACGCTTTATTCTTTCTTATTTCTGCTTTTCTCGCTGATGCGGAAGAAGATAGTTTGAATTGTTTTATTATCTTTTCTTGTTCTTTTTTATTGATATCATTTAACTTTAAATTAAGATCTTTATCAACTGTTCCCACACCAGGATTTTTAAATCCAATATCACCTTTACCCTTTGTTGACTTTGCAGATAAACCAAGATATCCACCTTTTCTAAATTTTATGAGAACATCAGTTGGATTTTTTCTTTGATCAACATCTACTCCAACAACTGCTTTAAATGAAAATCCTGGACGAGCAGTCCAATAAGTTTCTTGTATTCCAGAATATCCATTACTTTTTGCCCACTTTAAAAACTCATCAACCATAGCCATGGCTCTGCCAATTTGCTGATCTGCTTGATCTTCAGTAATCATTTTCAATTTTTTATTATATTGCGCTTCTGATGCAGAATCTGGAAATTCGTTTCCATTTAATGCAAATGCACAATATATTTCATTTACGTCTGCTAAATCGGTATTTCTTGACATTATGAAATACTTTTTTAGATATTTATGGAGAATAGCGGACTCGAACCGCTGACATTCGCCTTGCAAAGGCGCTACTCTACCAACTGAGCTAATTCCCCGATCACAGATATTATAAAACCCACTCAACTCAAAGTCAAGTGGGTTAGAGCAACCTTCCGTGGTTATTTAGTTCTCATCTCTTAACTCTCTCTTGATTTCATCTTTTAACCTTTTTCTGCTGCCTTGCTATCAAGATATGCCTGCATTCTTGCGTCTGCCTCCTTCTTTTTCTGTTCATTTGATTTGAAATCATCACGACCGAATCTTTCGTCACCATAACGCTGCTTTCTTCTTTTTGCCGCTCTTTCTCTCATAGCGGCAATAGAATCTGCTTCAACAATACTCTGCTTCCACTCTTCGCTCATATTTGCCATAATAGCAAGAGCTGCCTTGTTGGTATCAGCATAACCCTCGGCAACTAAGTATTCTAGCAGGTAGTCAAAAAGATCAACACCTTCACCAAGTTCTCCCATTGCCCTTGCTTTACGAACATTCTTTGCTCTCAGTGGCCCACCGTGTCCAGTTACACCTCCAGCGGCATCACGGGCAGCATCTCTACTAGGTTTTTTTTCTGGTGTATGAATATCTTTTCTTCTAGATGCTGCCTCTTTAGTTCCATAAGGTTTTCCAGTGAATCTATCAACGTGCCCTCTCTTTTTCGCATCATCAGAAGCAGCAGATCTTTGTGCTTTTTTGCGATTTGCCTGGAAGTCCTTCATCGTCATTCCTTCATCAAGTTGCTGATTTTCAACAACTTCCATATATATTTCTCGAAGATTACGAAGTTCTTGTGCGTTCATCTTACTAATACTTTTTAGTTATTTATAAAAATTTATCAGGAACCCAGAATAGCATCAAGGTTCTCATCAATGCTTTGAATGATCGAACGAATATCTGAAATACGAGGAGGAACACTCACTTCATCATAAGTGTATCCTTTTTGAGCATCAAACAAAACTTGACGCACTGCAGCTGCTGCACGAGTATCCATTTTTACAGTTACTTGTTTTTCTTTAGTCACAGATCTCCCTCCTTACGATTTTCAGAATAATGAACATCAAAAGTTCCCTCAGGATAACGAGCACTGAGTTTCTCAAAGTTCATCTGAAGAATTTCATTGAAGTCTGTATCAAGAGCCATACATGCTTGTGCGAGATACCAGCAGATGTCTCCAAGTTCACGCTTCATATGAAAAACATTATCTTCATTGTATGGTTTACCTTGAAGAATAATCTTCTTTACAACTTCAGTGAACTCTCCTGCTTCTGCGGACAAACCAAGAGCAGCAGTCAAAAGGCGAGGAACATCAGCATCAGCAGATGTATCAAGTTCAGTTAATCGTGAAAGGAGATCTGCGAGATGTGTGCTTGCTGGACTTGTCGTTTGGCCAACAAAATCAATATACTTATCAGTGTCAATTTGTTGTGTCATACTTTTATGGGTTCTGCTTGTCTATCTGGAAGTTTAATTTGTGGAAGTGGTTGTGGTTCACGAACTTCCCAGGAACCACCAACACCACCGTCCATATTTACGACGATTTCACTAGTTGGTAGTGCCTTAGGCATCTGAACATCCACCACCTGACCCATCAGAAACTGATTGCGAGTATAAGTGCGGTTCTGTGGATCCATAGCAACCATCATAAGCGCATCTTGTTCATCACCACAATCTAATAGTTTTCTTCCAGTCTTTTTATCAATAACTGAGAAATACTCTTCAGAGTTGTACTTCAAAACTTAAATCCCTCAAATGATTTCTTTGGTTTTCTTTCTTCATAATCATACTCTTCTTCTTGTGAATTGTCAAGTATGTCTTTTTGTGCTGACTGTTCACAATCGTATAAACGCATCTTAGCGCGATCAATACCAATCACAAATCTCTTATGAATGGTTGGATCATTGTAGCGGTTCTTAAGTTGCTTCACAAGAATCTGTCCGAGATCTTCCAACTCTTCAGTGCTAATAAGAGCGAACATAAGATCAGCAGTGGCAGGCAAACCAAAGGATTCGCTAGTATCAGTAAGTTCAACATCAGAACTACCATAACCTGAACGAGTGGTTTGGGTAGCGGAAACGATTGGTAGATTGAATTCAACCGCAAGTCCACGGAGTTCTTCCGCAATAGCCTTAATATAAGAATAAGAGTTGACTGAAAGATTTCCTTTGTAGCGACTAGAAGCACAAATATTGAGATAGTCAATAAAAATGATATCTGGTTTAAATGACTTCTTAAGTGCAAGCTCATTAAGTAGGGATCTAAAATGTCCAGCATGAGCAGATGCAGTTGGGTATTCTTTAATTATAAGAGTACCTTGAGTTTTCTTTGCAATACCTGCAACTTTGTTTTCGTAGAGTGATTTTGGAAGTTCTGCAATATCTTGAATCGGAACATTCAAAAGGTTTGCGTCAATTCTTTCAGCAATGCGTTCTTCTGCCATCTCCAACGTAATGTACAAAACGTTCCGTCCTTGGAGCAAGATGGAGCTAGCCACATGGCACATGAATAGAGACTTCCCGACACCCGTACCAGCAAGAGCGATGTTAAGAGTTTTGTTAGGGATGCCACCTTTCGTGATTTTGTTAAAGTATTCAAGATCAAATTCAATTTTTTCCTCCTTTTTGTGATACAGTTCATAACGCTTCTCATAGTCAATCAGATAATCATGTCCAACATGATTATCAAAACTTACTGCAAGAGCATCTTGAAGAATAGATGGAATAGCATCACGATTCTTCTTTTCATCTTTACCATCAGCAACTTGAATTGCCTCCATCAATGCTAAGTAGATTGCGCGATCACGACACCACTTTTCAGTGGTATCAGTCAACCAAGTTAAATCGGCGGGAACATCATCAAGACAATCAACAAGGTGAACAATTTCCTTAAAGGTTGTGTCATTGATATCAGTTCTCTTTTCAACTTCAATAGAAAGAACTTCTTTGGTAGCAAGTTGATTATATTGTTGAACAAAACTCAGAACTTCTTCGAAAACAATCTTTTGATTGTAGTCTTCAAAGTATTCTGCTTTTATAAATGGTAAAACTTTTCGAATGTATTCTTCATTGTGTAAAAGGTTTCTAAGAATTAGAAACTCAACTTTCTCCATAACTAAATTCCTTGCGTGCGATTTCGTCCAATTGTTGCATCACTTCTTCAGTAAAGTATACTTCGGGATTCTTCAGAATCTCTTTACCGTAGATTTTCTTCCCTTGAATCTCATAACGTCCAGCAACGTTTTTCCAGAGTCCACCGAGTTCTCCAAGTTCAAGAAGGCCATAGTGCCTATCCAACCCACGCTCATCATAATACAAACGAACTTCAACACCTTTGTTCTCCTTACTCAGACGCGATTTAGCAGTCTTAGCTTTGATAATGTTGCCAACCACTTCTGTTCCATCCTTCTCTTTCTTTTTGCTAAGATAAATGATTGTAGATGCTGCGTATTTGAGTCCACTACCTCCCCCCATTTCTTTCGTTGGAACATAAGCTCCGATGACATCGTATGTATGATTTGTGACAATGAGTGGAACATTTGCTTGGCCTAGTTTGAGGGTTAACATTCGGAATGCACCTTTGACAAGTTGTGATTTAGTCATGTCACGAACTTGCTTATCATTTAGTGCATCTGTAATTTCTTTCTCTGTGGAAAGCATACCTAAAGAGTCTAGCACAAACATACAAGGTTTGCGTTCATCTACAGGTTTTTTTAAGTAAATATCAACTGCTTTAAGTGCCTTAGTGCGAAACTCTTCAATCGTAACAACATTCACTACCACAAGACGTTGAGTATCAATTCCACGAGACTCTACAAGTGACTTAGTGATAGCAGCCTCAGTGTCAAAGTAGAGACAGTAACCATCGGGATGAGTATCAAGAAAGTTCTTAACCACGGCGAGAGAGAAAAAAGTCTTTCCAGTAGAAGACTCTCCAGCAATAGCAGTAATCTTATTGCCAGATACACCACCAAAGATACTACCTGAAACCAATGCATTAAAGATGTAAGAACCCGTATCAACATAAGTTTCAGTTTCATCTATGTCTGCAGCGAGTTTGGTGTAATCATCACCAATCTCTTTTACAATATCTTTTAAAAAGTCCATCAGGAAAAAAATGAATCAAGGTTTACAGTTTTCTCTACGTTCCACCCAATCGTATCAAGAATTGCCTTGAGTGGTTCTACAAAGCTCTTCTCGAATTGTAATTCATAATCAATGTATTTGTCAAGTCCAAGTTCTTTGGGAAAATCTTGAATGAATGAAATCACATTTTCATGAATGATGTTAGGTTTTTTAAGAAAGATGAATTTAATTTTCTCACCATTATTGATGAGTGAGTATTTGTTAGTCAGTTTTTTCTCCTTGATGTAATAATTAAAGAGAAGTGCTCCACGAACATGAATAGGAGTTTTGGGAGCATAAATGTTTGATGAAGATTGATACTTTCTCACATCTGATGCGGTTCTTGGAAAGGCAATCACTTCTGGTGGAAGTGTTCTGAACTTCTTACGAGACTTTTCAATAAAGTCGATTACATCATCTTCAGTTCCACTCATCATCAACTTTAACCCATCCTTAATCATCTGACGGCAAGGAGCAGGAGTCGATGACTTAATTGCCTCAATACCCATAATCTTGAGTTTAGGTTCTTCGTAACGAACACCTTCACTATCCCACACATTCAGAATATAACGCTTCTTAGCAGTCCAGATTCCGCGTTCGGCAATGTTCTCACGCTTCATCTGCATCTTCTGAGCATATGCATTCACATAGTCGGCCAGTTCTTGGTAGCAACCCTCAATATACTTTTCAAGTTCCACCTGACAGACTTTATCAAGGAACGAAACAATGCTTTGAGTAGTTTTCGTTCTCCCCTTGTATACATTTTCAACCAAAGGGCCCATATTAAGATAAATGGAATCGGTATCAGAAGCAATGACATAATCAATCTCCTCAGTTTTTAATAGTTTGTTCAGATAAGCATTCATCTTATTTTCAATCCAACGAATTGCTACCTGTCCAGACAAAGTAATTGCTTCAGCATTTGCTAGTTTGTAATACCTAAAATACTGATTGCCGATAGCACCATAAGCAGAGTTAAGAGAAATCTTCTTTGCCATTTGGATGTTGTTACATCTTGCAATTTCTTTCTCCAACTCTTTCGTCTTTTGCTTTTCATATGCTTTCTTTGCTTCAATCATCTTTTTCTTGAAGATGACTCGTTCGTTATACATCTTCTCCATCAGTTCAGGAAGAAACCCACGAACATCTTTGCGATACATGGCACCGTTTGCACATACCGCATAGTCCTTATAAAGTTCAAAGTTGGTTTCTTCACGCAGAATCTTATCCACATTGACATTAGGATGTCTTTCTTCCAGAAGAGTTTCTGGGGAAATATTGTACATCATAATTAGGTGAGGGTACAGTGAGTTCAAGTCAAAGTTCACCACCCACTCATAAACACCAGGAGTTGGTTCTTTCACATATGCACCAGCATACTTCTCATCTTTTGCAGAACGTTCCTTTGGAGGAATAACAATGTTTCTTTTCTTAAGGTAATTGTAGATAATGTTGTCCCACATACGAACCTGATAGAACACATCTGCATAGTTCACTTTAGCATCATAAGCCATAGTGATTGCAAGTTCAATTAGTTTCATCTTGTCCTCAAGACGATCAACCAGTTCTACGTCAACAATATTATACTCAACAAACTTCTGCCAACCTTTTGTATAAAAGTCTTTGAATGTATCAAACTCAGAGTGATCAAGTTTCTTTTGTCCAAGTTCTACCTCAACAATGTGATCCAATCGATAAGATTCCTGTGCTTTATAAGTAAACTTTTTATAAAGATCGAGATAATCGAGTTGAGTGATTCCACCCACATCAAAATAGATTTGTTTCCTACCATTCACAAAGATTTCATTTTCCGTAGTCAATCCCCAAGGTGAAAAGCGTTTCATTGCTTTTTCGCTTACTACAGAATACAAACGCTTGCAGATATAAGGAATATCGTAAAACTGAATATTCCATCCAGTCACAACTTCTGGAATATTTGCATCCCAATAATCAATAAAATTAGAAAGCAACCGATGCTCAGATCCACATTCAATGTACTTGACATCAGATCGAGTATTATTGAATGGTTTAATACCCCAAGTAATAATTTTCTTGGTGGTATAATCCTGAATTGTAATCGTCAGAATTTCTTCTGATGCAGATTCAGTGTCTGGAAATCCATTCTCAGAAGCCACCTCAATATCAAGAGTTACCAGTTTGATTTTAGTAATGTCAAACTTAATCTCATCCTCAGGAAACTTATCAGAAATATACTGATAAACATAGCGATCGTTGCCGTAGATTTTAAATCCATCCACGTCATCATATTTTTTATAGAACTCTCGACAGTCACGAATAGAACCAGGTTGAATAGGTTCTACATTGTCGCCCTCAAGAGTTTTATACTTAGATTCTTTTTTAGAAGGAACAAAAAGAGTAGGAGTATACTCTTCTTTGAACATTACATGTTTACCATTTTCATAACCACGAACCAGAAACTGATTCCCGATCATTTGCACATTGGTGTAGAAACGCATTACTTAGTCAGGTTCAGGTATTTTTCAAGAAGAGTGGGTTTCGGATCAACAATTGTAAGAATTTTATCCGAATGAATCATAAATGTATTTTGACTGGAACATTCAAGAAGCCAAGGAACCAAAGTTTCATCAGAGTTGAGTACAAATGGTTCAATCAACTTACAATCTGGTTCCCCTAGTTCAGTAGATACTTCTTCAATTTTAGAAAGAAGAATCACACTGTTCATTAATACTAAAAGTTTAATCATTTTCATTCTCCGATGGACGATTCATTCCTTCACCCCAAGATTTAGTAGAATTAATTACATTTTCTTGATACATTTCCAAAAGCATATCAACTGGATCAACGTAGGTAATCACCCAATCCATTGAAATAGGAACTGTTTCTCCCTTTGCAAGAGGAATCCAAGGTAGTAAATTAATATCAAAAGCCATCTTTTCAGTAGTTTCATCTCGTTCTCGATGAAGTAACTGAACAATACAAGGTTTAGTAAGATAATATCCGACTGCTTTATTTTCAACAACCATCTCTTGAATATCTGCAATGATCTGTTCTCCAGATTTCATTACAATAAGTTTGATCGACATAATACTCCATTACCTCCATCCATTCTACCAATAAAAATGAGGGGTGTCAACTGGATTGTGCCAGTTACCCCTCGCGGCGACGATATTCTTTTTTATTTATTCAATATTATATACTTTTTTCTTTTGATGTTCTGGAATAACTCTATCCAGTTTGATAGTAAGTTTT